ATCGAAGGATAGAACATCAGGAAACGCAACAAAAACTGCAACTACAGAATTTGCACTCGATACATTTGCTCACGCAGATTTCAGAGCTGCAAGATACGTTGTTGCAATGTCAGAGGGAAGTGATTTTCACTCTACAGAAATTGTTCTTGTTCATGACGGTTCTGCAGTCACGTTAACTCAGTACGGTACTTTAAAATCAAAAAGTCTTGCAACATTTGATGCAGACATAAGTGGGAGTAATCTAAGATTATTAGCAACCCCTGCTTCATCATCATCTACAGTAATCAAGTTCGATAGAACAACAGTAGACGCTTAAACGATTTTAAGTAATCACTAAGGGGAGACTTCGGTCTCCCCTTTTTTATTTGTATAAATAGTTATATGGCAACTAAAACTAAGTTTTTTACAGATTTAGGGTTTCATTCCTTATCTTCGAGTACCGTAGATGGTAATCTTACGGTGACTGGGGACTTAATTGTCCAAGGAACTAGTTTAACAATTGACTCAACGACTGTTTCCGTCACTGATTCTATGATGGAACTTGCAAGTGGAAACACTTCAAGTGACTTATTAGATATAGGTTTTTATGGAAACTATGATGACGGTTTATCAGATGGTGGTGCAAGTGAATATACAGGATTATTCAGAGATGCATCTGATTCTACATGGAAACTCTTTGACGGTTTAGAAGTCGAGCCAGGAAATACAGTAAATGAAAGTGGAACAGGTTATGCATATGCAGACTTTAAAGCAGGTGACATAGAAGCAACAGGTCAGTTGACTGCAGTCGGCCCATTATCTCTAAGTAATTTGAGAATGGATGCAGACCAAACATTAACAACAACTGCAACGACTGAAGTAGATTTAGACACATTCCCACTTTTAAGTTATAGAAGTGGTAAATATCAGATTCAAGCATCACAAGGAAGTAATTATCATGCATGTGAGGTGATGTTAATACATGATTCAACGAATGCATACTTTTCACAATTTGGTGATGTATACACAAATTCGTCACTCTTTAGTCTCTCAGTTGACACAAACTCAGGAAATGTAAGATTGAGAGTCACTCCTGCATCTACATCTTCAACTGTATTTAAAATAAGTAGAAATTTATTAAAAGTTTAGAGTAAAAAACACTATTTTGAAGGACATTATCTTCTAAATAGTATTGTATAAATTACTTTTTCAGTATAGGACACACGAAAAAATGGCAACACAAAACAAATTTGTAGTAGAGTATGGAATTAGTGTTGGAACCACCGAAGTAATTAACTCATCAGGAAAAATACTTGCATCTGCATTGTCGCAGATTAACACTGATGATATTTCAGAAGGTTCCACTAATCAATATTTTGCGACTTCAAAAGTCGACACGCATCTTGCAGATGCATCATCATCTAAAACTCTGAATAATGTTCAGATTGATGGAGGAACATTATAATGGCAGGAGAAAAGAATTTTAATATTAAGAATGGTCTTTCTGTTCAAGGAACAGAGGTCATTCAATCAGACGGAACATATGTAGGTTCCATTTCTGCATCTGCACTTAATGAAAGTGTAGACGATAGAGTTGCGAACCTCTTACAAGCAGGTTCAGGTATCTCATTATCATATGACGATGCCGCTAACTCATTAACGATTACAGGTAATGTCGGAGATATCACTGGTGTTAACGCTGGTGATGGTTTAACTGGTACTGCAACTTCAGGTGATGCAACACTAAACATTGGTGCTGGTACAGGTATCACTGTAAACGCAGATGATATCGAAGTTGATATGTCTGCATTCGATACAGACGACCTTTCAGAAGGTTCAACAAATCAATACTTTACAAATACAAGAGCAGATGCTAGAGTACAAGCTGCAATCGATACAGATGTTAATTTTGGTAGTGCTTCAGATACTTTAGTACCTTCTCAGTTAGCAGTCAAAACTTATGTTGATGCACAAGTAGATACAGCAGATGCATTAAGTGAACTAAGTGGTGATTCAGATGACATTACAGAAGGTTCAACAAATTTATTTCATACAACTGCAAGAGCAAGAAGTGCAATATCAGTAAGTGGAGACTTGTCCTATAACTCCTCAACTGGTGTAATCTCATTCACTAATGATGCAGGTGATATAGAAAGTGTCACTGCAGGAGACGGTTTATCAGGTGGTGGAACTTCAGGTGGAGTATCACTTGCAGTAAATGTTGACGATAGTTCAATCGAAACAAGTTCAGACACACTTCGAGTAAAAGCATTGGGTATTACAGACGCTATGTTAGAGGGTTCTATTTCAAATGCAAAACTTTCTAACAGTTCAATCTCTGTAAACTCTAATTCAGTATCACTAGGTGGTGCAGTAGTTTTAGATACAGATGACGTTGGAGAGGGTTCAACTAATCAATATTTCACAAACGAAAGAGTTGATGATAGAGTAAATGCATTAATCCAAGCAGGTACTAACATTACAACATCATATGATGATGCAAATGGTACTTTAACAATTAACTCTTCAGGTAAAACAGAAGAAGAAATTGAAGACATCGTAAACGGTTTAGTAGTTGGTGGAACAAATATTACATCAACATATGACGATGCAGCTGGAACACTTACACTTGCAGGTTTATCTGATTCAGATATAAGAGGTTTATTCTCTGCAGGTGGTGATTTATCATACAACAGTTCAACAGGTGCATTCTCAGTCACAACATATACGGATTCAGATGCAAGAGGTGCTATCTCAGTCACTGATTCTGCAGGAGACGGTACACTTTCATACAACTCTACAACTGGTGTAATCACATATTCAGGTATTACAGATGCACAAGTAAGAGGAAAAGTTTCAGTCACGGATGCAGGTGGAGATGGTTCACTTGCGTATAATTCAGGTACTGGTGTAATTACATATACAGGCCCTAGTGCATCAGAGACACGTGCCCATTTTAGTGCAGGTACTGGTGTTTCTATTAGTTCAGGTCAGGTAAGTATTGGTCAGTCAGTTGGTACATCAGACAATGTATCTTTTGGAGACCTTACACTTTCAGGTGATTTGACTGTAAACGGTACTACAACAACTGTAAACACTGCAACACTTAACGTTTCTGATAACATTGTTGTTCTCAATAACGATGTGACTGGTACTCCTTCAGAGGATGCAGGTATAGAAGTAGAAAGAGGAACTTCTGCAAACGTTTCATTAACATGGGACGAATCAGAAGACGAATGGACATTCGGTTCATATAACGTTAAAGCATCTTCTTTTGAAGGTTCATTAACTGGTAATGCAAGTACTGCTTCAAGTGCAGCTCAATTAACTACTGCAAGAACAATCTCATTAGGTGGAGACCTTTCAGGTTCTGCATCGTTTAATGGTACATCAAATATTACAATCACAGCAGCAGTTGCAGATGATTCACATAGTCATATCATTGCAAATGTGGATGGATTACAGACTGCATTAAACACTAAATATGAGAGTGGTTCAAACGCAACACTTGGAACTATTACAACAAGTAATGCATCGAACTCAGGTGGGTATGTGAGAAACATATATCAATCAACTTCATCACCTACTTCAAGTGATGGTGCAGTTGGTGATTTATGGGTACTTTACTCTTAATAGAGTATAACTTAAATTTTTAAGGTAATTTAGAATATGGCGACAGGGTCACAAAAAGTAAAAACACCTTCGGGTTGGAGTTCAACTCAAGGTGGATGGGTAAAAACTGGTTCTACAACATGGAAAGCAGTTGACCAAATATATGTAAAGACACCAACAGGGTGGAATAATGCATCGGGTCAACAATCTGCTCAACAACCATACCCATATATTGCAAACAGTCAGACCCCATACATTGCAAACGCTCAACAACCATATCCTTACATCGCAAATAGTCAGACACCTTATATCGCAAACGCTCAACAACCGTACCCTTATATTGCGAATAGTCAGACTCCTTATATCGCTAATGCACAGCAACCGTATCCTTACATTGCAAATGCTCAGACCCCATATATTGCGAATGCAAGACAACCTAGTACATATAGAAATCCAGTAAACGCACAAACACCATATATTGCAAACGCAAGACAACCAAGCACATATAGGAATCCAGTAAACGCACAAACACCTTATATTGCGAATGCAAGACAACCAAGCACATATAGGAATCCAGTAAACGCACAAACACCATATATTGCAGCTGCACAACAACCATATCCGTATATTGCAAACAGTCAAACACCTTATATTGCATCTGCACAACAACCATATCCGTATATTGCAAACAGTCAAACACCTTATATTGCACAAGCAAGACAACCTGCTACTTATAGAAATCCAGTAAACGGACAACAACCCTATATTGCAAACGCAAGACAACCTGCAGGATATAGAAACCCTGTTTCTGCACAACAACCTTACATTGCAAACGCTAGAACACCAAGAGGATATAGAAATCCAGTATCTGCACAACAACCATACATTGCGAATGCAAGAACACCGAGAGGGTATAGAAACCCTGTTTCTGCACAACAACCTTACATTGCAAATGGTCAGAATCCATTTACGTATAACGCAAGGTATCCTGCAAATGCAAGATATCCTGCAAACGCACAAAACCCATTTACGTATTCCAATAGATATCCTGCGAATGCAAGGTATCCTGCAAACTCACAATCGCCATTTACGTATAGTTTTAGGTCGCCTGGTACTTACCCGTATCCCGACCCAGTACTATGGGGGCCTTATGTTGTGACCTCAATGGTTGAACCTTCAAGTTATACTGGTACTGCAAGGTTTGGATATTCAACTGGTTATCCAACAGCACCTTATGGTTATACCCCACTAGGATTCAGTGGTTCATGGCCACAGGTTCCTTCCCCGCCCGGCTCGCCAGGTGGTACAGGTGAATGGGTTATCAGACAAAGTCCAGGCACCGCCACCACATCTACTCTAACAATTGGGGAACTTTCTTATAAACCAAGTGGATTCCAAGGTCTGTATGATTTTACTGTTGATTTCCCTAGTGCATCTTATTTTGTATTAAGTTTACCAGGCACAACAACGACATTACCATTAGCAAGTGGTACGCCAAACTCAAACCCATATAGTGGAAACATATCATATACATGGACTATACCAAGTGGTTCTATACCAAGTTATGTTGCAAGTTCTTATCAACCAATGTCGTTAACACTTTATTAATAATGAGGAATAATTAAATGTCAGTAGAAACAATTACAGAAAACGGAATTCAATACCTTCAAAGTAATCCTTTAAATCAGATTACTGTAAATGGTGTTGATTATGAATTAAACTTAAAAATAAATTTAACTAATTTTACAGTGGGTTCAGATGTTGATATGGTGTCTGCAACAGAAGCACTACAAAACTATGAAGCTTTGATTGCAAACGATATTATCAGAGAATCATATTATTATCCTATAGATGAACTGCCTGAAGGTCAGAGAACTATAGAAAACAAATATAGAGATAAGTACGGATATTTAAAGGATATAACCTAGGAATAAATTAAATGGCAATAGGAAATTACCAAGTACCAAATATAGGAAATGCGAGACAACCTTCTACGTATAGGGTTCCCTTTACCTATAGAGTACCATATATTGCCAACGCAAGACAACCTTTCACCTATAGGGTGCCATTTACATATCGTGTACCTTATATTGCGAATGCGAGACAACCTTTTACATATAATAATAGGTCACCATTTACATACAGAAATCCTGTAGGATATCAATTACCATTTACATATAACGCAAGGTCTCCTTTTACGTATAGAAACCCTGTAGGATATCAATTACCGTTTACATATAATAATAGGTCACCGTTCACTTATAGAAACCCAGTTTCTTATCAGATACCATTTACGTATCAGAATAGGACACCGTTCACTTATAGAAATCCAGTATCTTATCGTGTTCCATTTACGTATCAGAGTAGACAACCTAGTACATATCAAAGAACTGGTAGAACACCATTCACTTATCAGAATAGACAACCTAGTACATATCAAAGAACTGGTAGAACACCGTTTACGTATCAGAACAGACAACCTAGTACATATCAGAACCCAGTGAATGCACAAACACCATTTACTTATCAGAACAGACAACCGAGTACGTATCAGAACCCAGTGAATGCACAAACACCATTTACATATAGTAATAGACAACCGAGTACGTATCAGAATCCAGTAAACGCACAAACACCGTTTACATATCAAAACAGACAACCTAGTACGTACCAAAGAACTGGTCAAACACCTTTCACATATCAAAACAGACAGCCTGGTACATATGCAAGACAAGGTAGAACACCTTTCACATATCAAAACAGACAGCCTGGTACATATGCAAGACAAGGTCAAACACCATTTACATATCAGAACAGACAACCTGCAACATATGCTAGACAAGGTAGAACACCAGTGATAAGATGGGATGGTGCATTACAACAATCATGGCCAGGAACACCTATATCTTCTTAACACACTAAATACGTGTAAAGAGGATATTTTATATTATGGACAAACTCAAAACTTTAGAGCAAACTAAACAATTTTTAACATTTCCCGAGTCATTTAAAGACCTTAATCATAAGGAAAGAAGAGACTTAGACCAATGGCATTTAGGTCAATTAGATAATTTAGAAAATATAGATTATGATTCAGAATTTATAAAAGTTCTAGAATACATGTTTGAAAACATGCCTCCCCTTAAGTTATGTAAGTGGTCTGATTTAGAACCTTTAAGAAGAAGTGGTGAACTAATAGGATGGCAAGGTTTAAGATTCCAAGCAAACTCATATCATAGATTCCTACCCGAAATTTACACATCAGGTTCTATCAACGAACATGGTGCTCCCTCTACTAAATTTGCAGTATCAGAACCTTTAACAGATAAAGAGGTTGATATAAAAGACTATGCAGGAGAAGAATTGCAGTCGGGTGATTTTGATGCAGAAGATTTTCCAGTTGCATTGAACTCTATGTATTATCATAGTGCAAAAGGACATTGGTTAATACAGAGTATCCAAGAAGAGGGTTTATGGGCACCTATACAAGGTCTTACACAAAGTTCGGGTGATAGAATACAATTAATGATTCACCCAGGCTCTGTAAGGTCAGGTTGTTTTGAGGAAATGGAAGACCCTAATCATGAATTACTATTATGGGATACACATGATATTATACCTGCAGAACCAATCGGTGTAAAGGAATGTTTAGAATACTGGAAAGATAAAGTATTAAACGGTAAAAGAAAACCAAAGTATAAAGGATTGTCTGCAATATGGACAATGGGTACCATAGAGTTTCAAGTCGATTTCAGTAATGTAGATTTTAGAAAGTATGTTTGGGAACATAGTGAGAAAGTCACAAAATTATCTAAAGGTAAACCACTAAACATTTACATCGGATATGATAGTAGACACAATGGTTTAGAACAAGTATGTAAAGAATCTATTTTAGATAGTATACAAAAATCTATCGGAGGAGGTAGATTTGTAGACTACAATAAGTTTGTACCTGAAATTAAATTTTTAGATGTATCAAAAATTCCTGAATATACAAGACCGTATGCAAATCAATCAACATGGTTTACATACAGTAGATTTTTAATTCCATATTTAGAGAACTACGAAGGATTTAGTATGTTTATAGATGATGATTTTATCTTTAACAAATCTCTACTTCCTATGTTCTATTATTTAAATACAGACGATGCAGTTGCCTGTATTAAGTATCCACAAATGAAACATGACGAAACAAAATTTGATGGTGAAGTAAATATAGATTACCCATGTAAGTTGTGGTCTTCTATGATGTTCTTTAATAATGGTCATGAGGATTGTAGAAAACTTACACCTGAAGTTGTGAACACTTGGACTGGTTCTCAATTGCATCAGTTTGAATGGACTGATAAGATATCTCCAATACCTGAAAAGTATGTTTTTGTTGAGGGATACGATGACCCTGAAATAAAATGGGATTTCTCTGCAGTTCACTACACTAGAGGAGGCCCTTGGATAGATGGGATGGATTCTAGTCGCATAAATAATTTAGAATACTACAAGAAAGTAAAAGATAAATTACCCTTGTAATTTAATATATATTGAGGTATAATAACAGTATGAACGCACTAATTTACACGGAAGACCAAAAACTTATTATTAGAAAACCAAATGGTTTACAATATGAGTTTGATAACACAGACCAACCTGAACTAGGTTTTGATTTTGACGTATTAGTATATGATGATATAGAGATTGTGATTGAAAAATGGGATGATGACAAGTGTTTTGATGACCAAGTCAAAAGACCATTAACAAATCCTGAAAAAGAAATTATAGAAAACTATATTGAAAATTCTGAACCTCCTGCAGGAGTCACATTAAATAACCAATATGTACAAGACTTAGTTGACCAAGTAAAAGGTCATATAAGTGATTTTCTTGATAACTATGGATTTGATGATTTAACTGAAGCTACGTTTGCAGGTAGAGAAGGTTCAAACCACCCATATAGGTCTAATGCAAGAAGAGTACTAGAGTTTGCAGATTCACAATATGTAATCTATGACCAATTAGTAAATGAAATTTTTGCAACTAGAGAAGACCATTTAAAACCAATACAAGATTATCTAAATCAATTACCTCAGGCATCATTACTACCCGACCATGAAAGGTAGTATATGTTTGATGACGTAAAAGTTGTTCATATTGATGAACCCTTCAAAATAAAAGACTTACCTCTTAAAGATGTCTATGTCTTAGATAATTATCTTGCAACTGAATTGCACCATCATTTTGACGATTACATTGTAAGGGAAAATATATGGTCTAAGACTAATCAAGTCAGTAGTGGAAGTCCTACAGGTTTACCTCATCATAGTTTTTGGGGTGCAACTTATTTCAGAGATGGTATGAAATTAGAAAAAGATATGGATAAACTTCATACTATGTTTCCATATTATTTGAATAGGAGATTGCAAACTGAGTTTGGATTTAAGTGGGTAAGATTTCAATATATGGGACTTAATTCTCAAACTCAAGGTTTACAGGGAACAACTCATGCAGATTGTCAAGATGAAGATGAGTGGAATTTATCATTCCTATATTATACTAATAAATTTTGGAATAAAAATTGGGGTGGTAAATTAAGACTATATAATGAAATGCAACAAGGTTTAGACGGTAGACAAGAACATATTGAAAACCATCAAATTGCAGAAATAGAATTTAAACCAAACAGATTGATTATGTTTGATGGTAGAATACCACATGGTGCAGATGCACCCACATCATCTGCAAGATATATTGATAGAAGGTCTTTAGTTTTACGAGGAGACGAAGTAAGATTAGTAGACGAGGAAGAATTTTTTAATGCCAACGATAGAGTTTCACACATATAATAAAGAAACATTAAGGGACTTTAAACCAGTCCTTGCAAGTTCTATTCAACCTGATTGGTGGAAACGTGCAAAGGCAGGAGAACTCACTAGAGGTATGATTCAACAAACTATACGTTCATGTCCTGCAATGGACGATTGGTTAAAGAGTGGTTGGATACTTTTATCAAATAGAGATATACATGTAATAAATGGTATAGGTGGAGACGATAAAGGTAAAAAAACCTTTGCAACTTATGACCCACACGATAGTGGTTATAACTCCTCAAGTCACCCTATTACCCAAACTTTAGATGCATTTGAATATTTGGGTGGAGACAAACCAATTAAAGATGCATTTAAAATGAGAAACCCATGGAATATCAAAACACCTGAAGGTTATTCTTGTTTTTATTTAGACCCATTTTTATTTCAAAATAATCATTTTGCATGTTGGCAGGGTATAATTGATACCGATACTTTTAATGTTGGTATGGATAATGCACAAATTATATTTTATCCGAAAGTAGACCACTCTTTTGTAATACCAAAAGGAACTCCACTTTGTCAAATTATACCATATAAAAGAGAAAAATGGAATGCATCCTATATAGTAAATACACATAAATCTTGGATAGACAATCGTGCAACTGGAACTTCAGAGTTTGATAGAACAGTTCCAACTAATAAATCTATGCAAGAGTGGGGTCAATTAACAGAATTTGATGAAGATAGTGTAAAGGAATTTGGTGCATATCGCAGAAGAGGATATTGGAAACCAAAAGGTAAACTTTATAAAGAAGATTCTCCACCACCTGAATGTCCTTTCCACAATAAAGAAGAATCAGAAGAGACACAATTGGAGTTTGATTTCGATGTCCGTTAGATTATTATTTCCAACTTACGTATTTGAAAGAGATTTACTAGACCCTAATCTAGATGAAAACCGTGGAATAGACCAAAACTACTTAGACCTTCTTGTAGATACTATGGATGGTATGAGAAGAAAAGACCCACAAGGTAGAAAACTTTCAAACGCATATACTGGATGGCAATCACACGATGGTTGTGAGTCTAATCCTGCATTTCAAAAATTAATGAATAGAATACAAACTACATTCTATGACGAAGTATGGCCTTTTCATGGATTAGACCGAAACAAGGCACAAATGCATATCGGTAATTCATGGGCGAATATTAATGACCACCTTGCATGGAACAAACCACACTTGCACAATGGTTGTTGGTATAGTGGTGTGTTTTATATAAAGGCAGACGGTGATGAAGGTCATATAGAAATGATTGATACCCATCCTAAAGTAGTTGCAGATTTTCCAAACTCACCTAGAACTGCAACCAGTAAAGGATTTGAACCAAGAAGTGGTAAACTTATATTATTTCCAAGTGGACTTATGCATATGGTTGAACCAAATCCAACTCAAAAAGATAGATATAGTATTTCCTTCAATATTGAAATGAAGTACACTTCACCTGATGGACATAGTGGTAATATAAACAACTATAACGATGACGAATTTGTTTATAACATTCGTCCAAATGGAGACCTTATAACCGACTAACTATTCTAAATAGTAATATGGAAATAGTAATAGACACATATTTACTTTGGAATCTCTTATTAACATTCGTTCTAGCACCTTTAGGTTTTCTAGTTCGTAGTATTCTATCTGAACAAAAAAGAATTGATATCCTTGTAAATAAAACTAGAGAAGAACTTGCTAAAGAATATGTCACTAGAGACCAAATTGAAGCAGACTTCGAAAGATTAATGTCATCCATCCAAAGAATAGACGAAAAAATAGACCGTCTCCAATCTAAGACTTACTTCCAAGAATAGGTTCTAAATTCGTATAAATAGTAGTAGACACAAATTTACTACAGGAATATTATGGCATCACCAAATTCAAAAAGTACATTAAAAGAGTATATTAAGAGAGCTCTTGGTGCTCCTGTTCTTGAAATTAACGTAGATGACGACCAATTGGATGATAGAATTGATGAAGCACTACAATACTTTCATGAATATCATTACAATGGTAATATTAAGACATATTTAAAACATCAATTAACTGCAGAAGAGATTACGTCTTTTGGAACAAATGATACCCTTACAGGGTCAACAAGTGGAACACAAGCGATTGCAGGACAATCATACGGTGAAAGTAAAAGTTATATTACACTACCCGAACATGTTATAAGTGTTCTTAGAGTTTTTCCTTTTCATTCAGGTCAAACTTCAAGTATGTTTGATATACAATATCAATTGAGATTGAATGACTTATGGGATTTAACTTCAACTAGTATTCTATATTACTCACAAGTTCAACAACATATTAAGTTATTAAATGACATGTTAGTTGGTCAAGTTCCTATTAGATATAATGCACATCAAAATAGATTATATTTAGATTACACAACTGCTAAGTTAAGTGCAGGAGAATACATTATAGTTGAATGTTATAGGAAGATAGACCCAACAGATTTTACAGATGTTTACAACGATATGTGGTTGAAAAAATATGCAACTGCAAAAGTCAAATATCAATGGGGTGAAAACCTTTCTAAGTTTCAAGGTATTGCACTGCCTGGTGGAGTGACACTTGATGCACAACAAATTAAAACAGAAGCACAAGAAGAGATTATAAGATTAGAAGAAGAATCTAGACTGAATTTTGAAATGCCAGTCATGGATTTAATGGGATAGATATATGCCAACAAACGTTTTTTTCAACCATGCAGTCAACACTGAACAACTCCTTTATGAGGATTTAGTTGTTGAATCTCTTAGAATGTATGGACATGAAACATTTTATTTACCAAGAGAGATTGTAGAAGAAGATTCTATTTTAGGTGAAGACGTACAATCTAAATTTGGTGATTCATATAGTGTTGAAATGTATATAGAAAATACAGACGGGTTTGAAGGAGAAGGAGACCTATTCAGTAAGTTCGGTGTACAAGTAAGAGACACTGCAACCTTTATTATATCACTTAGAAGTTGGGAGAGATTTATTTCGTTAGATTCAAACCTTGCAACTTCTCTTAGACCAAACGAGGGTGATTTAATACACTTCCCATTAAGTGGTTCTTTGTTTGAAGTTAAATTTGTAGAACATGAAAATCCTTTCTATCAAGTTGGTAAATTATTTGTATTTAAACTGCAATGTGAATTATTTGAATACAGTGGTGAAGACTTTGATACTGGTAATATAAACATAGACCTAGTAGAAGACCAACAAGCATATACTATAGAAATGACAATGAACTCGGGTGGAAGTGGAATTTACTATGCAAATGAAAACCTTACTCTTAACAGTGCAGTTGTTGGAGAGGTTGTATCATGGTCACCTAACGATAGAAAACTTACAATTAAAGATAACACTACAACACTTCAAGTCGGTGATACTCTTGTTGGTGCAACAGATGGTGCATCGTATACAATCAGTTCAATTACAGATATCCTTACAATGTCTAACGATGGTAATTCACAAAATAAAGAATTTGAAGATAAAGCAGACAACTACTTAGACTTTTCGGAGACAAATCCTTTCGGTGAGGTCACATAATGTTTGGTACATTCTTTTATAATGAAACTACAAAACGTGCTGTTTCTATCTTTGGAACACTATTTAATAATATTACAGTAAAGAAAATCAAAGAAGATGGGACAATTTTAACTGAACAAAAAGTTCCTATATCATACGGCCCTAAACAGAAGTTTTTACAGAGACTTGCAGAAGAACCCAATCTAACCGATGGTAATAGAACTGCAATATCATTACCTAGAATTGCATTCCAAATTTCAGGATTTGAATATGATGCAACAAGACAACAAAATAAATTAATTAGACACCAAAAATCTACATTAGAATCAGACGGAACTAATCGTTCTTATCAGTATCAACCTGCACCTTATAACATTACATTTAGTTTAAGTATTCTTGCAAAGAATATGTCTGATGCATTGCAAATTGTAGAACAGATTTTACCATACTTCCAACCCGAATATACAGTCACTATGAAAATGATTGATTCTATGACCGATTATAGAGACGTTCCAATTATATTGAATAGTGTAAATATGGAAGACCAATACGAAGGTACTTTTGAGGAAAGAAGAGTAATAGAATATACACTAGAATTTACAATGAAACTCAATTACTTCGGCCCTGTTTACACTGGTAGTGTAATTAAAAATGTAATCGAAAGAGATTATATAAACAGTGCAACAGGATTATTTACAACAAGTCAGATAGATGAATCAGGTCTAGTGAAAGAAGTAAAACACTACGAACCTGCATTCGGTGAAACTGCAAACGCAGTTTCTAGTTCTACTTCAGTGACTTTTGATACTGCAATAAATAGTAAGATAAGTGTAGGAGACGAAGTTTTTGGAACAAACTTATCAACAAATCCAACAGTTTCCTCTATTGCAGGTGATAGACTTGCAGTGGTTTTAAGTAGTGCAGTGACTATAAGTGAAGACACTGTATTGAAATTTGTAGGTTCTGTAGACCCAGGCGATACATTCGTAGTTGCAGAAACCGTGACTTTTTATGATGATGGCGCACCTTCAACTTTTAGTGAAGATAAGGTGACCGATGCAAGTTAATTATGGCAAAAGATATAGATTCAAAATTAAATGATGTCTTGGATATCTCTTCTGAAATAAAAGAGAAGACTACACAAGTAATCAAAAAACCCCCACAATCTGATAACATACAGACTGATTACAAATATACTAGAGAGAACTTATACGGTCTTGTTGAAAGAGGACAAGATGCGATTGACGGTATCTTAGACGTTTGTAGAGAGACGGAAAACCCTCGTGCATACGAAGTTGCAGGTCAGTTAATAAAGACCGTAGGTGAGACTGCAGAGAAGTTATTAGATGTTCAAACCAAATTGAAGAAGTTAGAAGATGAAAACGGAAGTGTAAAAACACAACATAATCATTTATATGTAGGTTCAACTTCTGAATTACAAAAATTTTTAAAGAAATCAAAACAGGATGACTCTAAATAAAAACGAAGGATATCTAGGAAATCCACTCATTAAAAGAGCGGGAATAGATGTCCAATATGATAAGAAACAGTTAGATGAATACATGAAGTGTTCTAGTGACCCTTGTCATTTTATTGAAAACTATACGCAAATCATATCATTGGACGAAGGTATGGTTCCTTTTAAACTTCGTGGATATCAAGAAAGTCTTATAAAACATTATGATGAATCTCGTTTTAGTGTAGTTCTTGCATCACGTCAGAGTGGTAAATCAATTACATCTTGTGCATACCTATTATGGTTTCTACTATTTCACCCCGAAGTGACAGTTGCTATACTTGCAAACAAAGGTGCAATTGCAAGGGAAATGATTGCACGTCTCGTCACTATGTTAGAAAGTGTACCATTCTTTTTACAGCCTGGTGTTAAGATTCTTAACAAAGGTTCGATTGAGTTTGCGAATGATAGTAAAGTTGTTGCAGCCGCAACTTCTTCAAGTTCAATTCGTGGTATGTCAATCAATTTATTATATCTCGATGAGTTCGCATTCGTAGACGATGCAGAGACATTCTATACTGCAACATATCCCGTGGTCACGTCAGGTAAAGACTCAAAGGTAATCATTACCTCAACTGCAAACGGTGTAGGTAATATGTTCCACAAGATATACGAATCTGCAATACATGAACAATCTGAGTATAAATCATTCACAATCAACTGGTATGATGTGCCAGGCAGAGACGAAGAATGGAAGAAAGAGACCATTGCAAATACCTCAGAAGCACAATTTGAACAAGAGTATGGAAACTCTTTCCTAGGAACGGGTTCTACACTTATTAATAGTAATACACTATTGGGTATGAGAGCCATAGAATCTGATTGGGTCAAAGATGGTATTAGTCTTTATAAGAGACCAGTAGATAATCATACTTACGTATGTACTGTTGACGTATCACAAGGTAAAGGACTAGACTATTCTACGTTTACAGTTTTTGATGTGACGAATCAACCTTTTGAACAAGTGTTGGTGTACAGAGATAACACTACCTCACCTATGTTGTTGGCAGACATAATTAATAAATATGTAAGACCATATAACGAAGCACTTGTAATAATAGAGAATAATGCAGAAGGTGCTATGGTCGCACAACAGTTGCACTATGATATAGAATACCCTAATGTCTTTACACAAGGACAAACAAAGGCAGAAGATATCGGTGTGACTATGAACAAACGAATAAAAAGAGTAGGTTGTTCAACACTCAAAGAAATTACGGAAGAGAATAGGTTAACGATTGTAGACCGTGCAACCATTACTGAAATGATGACCTTTGTTATAAAAGGTAATTCATATGAAGCAGATAAGGGTTATAATGATGATTTGGTTATGAATTGTGTGTTATTTTCATGGTTTATCACTACTGATTATTTTGTCCATCTAACTGATAAGAAAGTAAAAGACTTATTATACTCAGAACAACAGAAGTTGATTGAGGATGATATTCTTCCTGCAGGGGTTTTTGGGTCTCAACAACAAGAAGAACAAGAAACTTTTGTAGATTCTACAGGGGATAGGTGGTTTACAGTTGTTTAAAATATATTCGTTAGAGTTATTAAAGTTATAAATATATCAAGTAAAACTAACTTTTTACATTAACAGGAGTAAAAGTATGGCATTTCAAGTATCACCAGGCGTACAGGTCAAAGAGGTTGACCTTACAAATGTTGTTCCAGCCGTTTCATCGACAACAGGTGCATTCGCTGGTTCATTTCAATGGGGCCCTGTTGATGAAGTAATAACAGTTTCAGATTCAAAAGGATTGAATAGTGTATTCGGTAATCCTGCAAATACAGATGCAGGTTCAGAAGATTACTATACTGCAGAATCTTTCTTAAAATATGGTTCTTCATTGAGAGTGGTCAGATTAAATTCAACAGGATTGTATTCTGCTAATGCACTTGGTTCATCTACAACATTATTAAAAAATAATGAACAGTATATAGAGGACTATAGAGATGGTTCACAAGCTGCAACAGTAGGTGTATGGGTATCAAAATATGCAGGGGTTTTAGGTAATTCACTTAGAGTAGAACTTTGTGGTTCTTCAAACGCATATTACAATGACGTTGTCACTGCAACTAATAGTGTTGACGGTGAATTAAACCCAGTAGACCTTGCAGTAGGAACATCTACAATTCCAGTTGACGATTCTTCAGTATTCCAAGTTGGAGACATCATAAAATTTGCAGGACATAGTCAGGAATATAAAGTTTTAACTTTACCTGATGCTGCTAATATTACTATAGAAACTATAGGAACACCTACAAAAACAGGTTTAGTACAAGTAGTTGGTGACGGTGTAAATATCGATAGATATTGGAAACACTACGCTTTATTCGATAAAGCGCCAGGGTCATCTGCAAACGCAGTCAAAGTTGGTGCATCAAATGATGAAGCACACATTGTCGTTGTTGACGAGGATGGTTTAATCTCAGGTGTGCCAGGTGAAGTGTTAGAAACATATGGTTTCGTTTCACTTGCATCAGACGCTAAAGATGAACAAGGACGTTCAAACTACTATAGAGAC